ATGCAAGATGCTGCGAGTAAGCATAACCCTCTATATAACCGCACCCAGTTAGGAAACTTTCCAACTGTGCGCACAACTAGCACTACTGCTGGTGAAGACATTGCTGCAAGCCGTAGTGCCGCTTTAGCAAACCAATGGGCTAAGGCCGTGCCTCTTGGTGATGCCCCTGCAGGTGGAAAGGCTCCCGGTTTGGCTACTCGTCAAGCTGCCGTGGATCGTGGTATTTCTCCCGAAGAGTCGGCACACCGTTGGCGTCAAGTGGCTGGCGGCATTCCTGAAGCCAAGGTTCAAGAGTTTGTTTCTAAGGGACACCATGTGCCAGATGACGTTTGGGAAGCCCATCAAGCACGCTCTAGTACTGCCGGGGCTACTCGTCGTGACCGTATCGCTGCTAACAACGCAGTTATGCGGCCTGCCCTAGACCGTAGGAGCCACAAGATTTCTGTACTTAGACGGGATAGGGCAGTAGAAGCATCAAAAGGTGCCTCAAGTCAAAGTATTCAAGACCGCATGGAGTTTGCGGATAGTCCCCTTAGGAAGATCGTAGGTGCACCTCGTGAGTTGTTGGATGCTGATACGCGAGTAAAGTACATGCACATGTCAGACGGTCCATCCCCTGAAGAGGTAACAGAAGACCGCAATGCTTCTGTTACTGCAGGCGAATCATTGGGTAACACGACATTGGGCACGCAAATAGATGACGCTGAGCAGCAAGGGATCGCGAAAGCGAAAGCGTTCCTAGTAGAGGGCGGGGGTGGCCGTCGTAAACAAAAACCTAACTTGGGACGGCCCGGTTCATAACGTGGTACATTAAAAACACAGGTATAACAACATCAGGAGATTACGTGTCTAGAACTTGGAACCCATCTGAAGCACCATACGAAGAACGGCTGCTAGCAGCAAAGGCATACATTGGGGCACCTGGTAACTTGGGGATACGCACCAGCACCCTTACAGCCGCCTATGTAGCTCGCAGAAATAAAGCAATTGAGAAGGGTAAGCAGATGGACGCAGACAGAGATCGGAGGTACCAGCAGTGGGTCGATGCTGGGGCACCGCATCAAGTTGCGTTTAACGCCGCAGAACGTGGCATGGACATTCCTATTGGTTTTCTAGGCAAGCCCGGTTCTAAACGTCATAAGCAACTGGAGTTGTGCTGAACAAACTATGAAGCAGTTTCCTAAAGATTACGATGAAGCCGAGTTAGAAGAAGATTTAGCTAACGCTAACTATGAAAAGCAGTACAATAAGTTCATAGTTCGTGATCACAAGCTTAAGAAACGTAGATCAACAGATTGGGAATTACATGACTGACAAAGACCGCAAACAAGTCAAGCACAAGCAAACGGTTATTCCAAAGAAGAAGCCCCGCCCTGTGTCTCCTGTTGGTGGTGGTCAAGGTGGGCTGTTAACAGGCCCAGGAGGGCCGTTGAGCGCGGCGTAACAAAAGGCGGAAGGCTCTGTAATGGCAGGAAACCAACAAACTTTCAGTAACTGGAGTGGTGGTTATGATCCTTACGGTGCCCCAGCACAGGCACCGGCGCTTGGGCCTGCACCGGTATTCCGCAATGCCAAAGATGCGCAGCTCTCGGCATTTGGGGCTAGCCCACTTACACAGTACCCAGATGGTTACCTGGGCACTATGTCTTCTAATAGGCGGCAAGACAAGCTTACTGACGCTGTTATGCGCACCAACACCCGCTCGTACAGTAGGGGTGTGCATAAAGGTGAGCGCATCAACTCGGGTGATTACATTTGGCCCAAAGAGTTCAACCTACTTACCGGCCTGCAACTAGAAGCGCAAGGTAAGAAGTTTGCACCCCCTGGTGCTGAACCAGTACGGCTCACAAATGATGGGAAAGTTGGCCCTCGCGGTATATCACGTGGGCTTAGCAACCCTGATCAGCCAATGATCGACGCACAACGTAGGAGCATGTTGAAGTCTCTTACTCCCAACTGGAGGTAACCATGGCCGAGCGGCCTCGTATCCAAGCAACTCGCAATGCACAAGAGAAACCGCGCCCAGTGCTACGCACCCGTGCAGCCGCCGCAAAGATGGCAGGGGGTAGCACTGACCGCCCTTCCTCAGCACCACCTGGCTCTGGTAAGGGCTTTGGTTTAGCAATGCAGGGCATTGGTGATTTCATTACCGCTGCTTCACACAACTTGAGCCATGGTGACGGAGTTAGTGCTATGGACAAAGGTATGGATGCTATGACTCGCAGGGTGTCAGGTAACTAGTGGCACGGCCATGGCAATCACGCCAAGAGTTTCTAGTTGACCAAGCTTTAAAGGCTGCAATTAGCGACCCAGATACTATTAGAGAAACACGACCTGTCATACCTGTACGCCTGTTTCCTGATCGTTTTGGGTTTGCCCGTCAAGAACCTAGTATTATAGAGGTAATGAATACTGGTCGGTACTTCCCCTCTAATCGTTCTTGGATGTCAGGTATGCCTGTAATGGAAAGTGACTATTCTGCAGGCGGCTTTGACGGCACTGGTCGGTACTCCATGGAATCATTGGGTAATTTGTGATGGCCGGTAACAATAATCCTTTCGACCTGGGCGGTAATCCAGACTCTCAGCAGTTGTACAACTGGGAGCAGTATTTAAAAACAAAGCGTTGGCAACCAAAACCTGTACGGCAATTAGGCGGTTCAGGAGATCCTAATTACTCAGGGGGAATGCTGTCAGACCGTGGTCCTCGGTCTGGTGGTGGCTTCGCAAAGCCAGGAAACGTTGGGTTGGGGTATGACTTCGGTGGGTCAAGTATGACCAACCCAGCGAAAGAGATATCGCATCTTACTCGGGGGATGAACACTGTAGGTGGTCTATTAGGCGCAGCCGGTAACTCTATTACAGGCGTTAAAGATTACTCACGTAACTTACAACGCCTTCAGGGCGTGGGTCAAAATAAAGATGTTGAAAATAAAAGCCAAAAAGAAGAACCAGCCACCGCTTCTCCCAAGTCCCGCACTCTCCAGAGGATGCCTCAATCTCCGATTGGTTCAGCACCATGGGACTTCAGCAAAGCCCCAGATAGAGACACTGTTGCTGGTTGGAAAAACGAGAACATTAATGATTTCAATGGGTACTCAGCGTTTGCCTTAAGAGGTATGCGTTCGGTTGCACAGCAGCAACGTGCAGAGGCTGTATCCCGCAGTGGTGGTTCGCCGTCATCACTGCCAGCACCCAACCCTGGTAGAGCGCCAGAGGCATTTCAGTTTGCACGTTCGCTCACTGGGTCTGGTGAAATGTTTCGTTTGGATAAGAAGGAAGCTGGCCCACCAAAACCATTGGTGTCTGCGCAAGAAGAGGCAGATATGGCAGCAACTAAAAAGCAGATGATGGCTGGGCCAGAACCAAAGAAGGGTAAAGCCGCTACAAGCGCTGAGTTCCCCGTTTCGGGTGGTAAAGAAACTGGCAATAAAAGCAAAAAGGTAAAAAAGTAACTATCTTGAGATAAGGATACCCCTATGGCAGTAAATGAATCTCGTTCAGCAAACGCTGACCTTCAACTTGGTATTCGTGATGGGCGGTTCAAGTCACTCACCCCTAGTCGTGGTGGTGATGTGGACGATAGTTTCGACCGTATCCAAGCATCGGTGCTTCCCAAGCAGTATGGTGTAAACGACGGCTACACGGTGCCAGCACATGCTGCTGGCTGTTCCTGTGGGGCTTGCTGAGTATTACGCACAAACAGACCTTTTAAGGTACTGTTATTACAATTTGCGCTGCACTAGGAGTATCACACATGCCACGGCTTCTTACTTGTCAATCTTGTAAAACTATGTATCGCCTTCGTGATTACGATGGGCCAGTTGAGTACGACATGGAACTCATTGAGCTATGCCAACGTCACCTGCAGCAGGCTGAAAACCCTAGTCCAGATGCTCATAAAAGCCTTATCCTTCGTTGTGACCAAGAAACGTGGGAAAAGCTGGGTGACGAAACAAAGATTAAGTCTGAGCTAGCCAAAAACGAATGGGAAGTCCGTGAAATGCGTGACGACCTGAAGATTGAAGCTATCAAGTGCTTCCACCGCCATGGTCAGCCGAACTCTAGTAGCGGATGCGCTGACTACGAAGACGAGTCAAAGACCATCGGTCGTAAAATTGGTGTGCCTAAAGAGAACCGCCAGTATCTCTGTCACTTCTGCCCGTTTCAATCACATGTTACTCATGTTATTCGTAAACAAAAGGGCATGTACGATTGAGGTCTGTTTGTGATCATCTTTAACTTCTCTGTTATTGCCCGCCCTGCGGAATCTTTACCATTACGGCAACCTGATCCTGATGGTCGGGTTATCTGGAACATGATGGCTGAACGGTACATGGGCAGAGTGTGTCTAGTGGTGAACGAGGATTACTCACCAGATCTACTTGAGCACTGGCTGAAGGCCGAGAAGTTCAAACCAAGCATGTATGAAACCTTGGACGAGGAGCTTCCTGGGCTGATCGCACAGAAGGTGCACCGCATTGGTGCTGTGTTTGGACGGCCCTCGTGGTACGTAGATAACAACCCACGAGTGTGCGCTGAAACCACGTCACTTGGCATACCCACTCTGATGGTTGCCTGTCCTTACATAATGCGCCCTGAGTGGTCACAGCAGCGTGAGGTGCGTGAATGGGATCAACTAGTTACTGAGATGGACAAGCAAGCTTTGAAGTCTGCCGAGCGCACCTGGAAGGACAATGACTGATGAATGTATATCTAGGTGGTGGTGAGAAGGGTTCACATAGGTCGCTACTGTTATCCAACGGTATCCAACGAATTGGTGTAAACCTTACTCATCTTGCAGTGCCCAAGACGAAAGAGTTCAGCATTCCTGACGTGTTCAACAACGCATCGGTGCTGCTGTACTACTCCGAAGGTGACGAGGATGTATCCCGTTACGGGGACTTTGTGCGCACCTACGCAGATGACCTAGATCTTGTCATCGGCAGGCCCGATTTTGACGGTGACTTCCTTGGCGACAAGTACGTACCGGTGTGGGCTGACGGGGACGATCTGGAGCGGTTAGCCTGGCTCTGCCAGCGTTACGGGCGTGCCGCGATCAGCGACAAGGCCATAACAGGTAAGACATTGCCCCGCATCCGATCCTTGTCACAGCGCTGGGATGCCAAGCTTATTGGCATTACAAGTAAGCCTGACATCATCGAAGCCCTCCCTTGGGATGCCGTGGTCGTTGGATCGTGGACTAGCGCTATCCGATATGGCGAAACTCAGGTATGGGATGGTCACAGCCTTCGCCGTTACCCTGCCCAACAGAAGGAGTCGTCCCGAAAGAAGCACCGGGCAGATATCCTCCGCCTTGGCATTGACTTCGCTGAGGTGATGGAGGACAACGTAACCGCTGTAGGGTCACTTGCCATCAAGTCGTGGCAGCAGTGGGAACTGCGCAACGTTGGGGCCTATGACCCTCCGCAACTTGGTGATGAAGATGAATTCTCTACATCAGAAGATGGTGAAATAATTGCTATCGGTAGTGATTTGCACTCCGGGGTTTTAGCGGATTCCGCATCCCCTAATATTGCTATCACCACCACCACTAAGCGGCACGACGAAGATCGTGTATTGCTACCTGTAATGGGTATAGAAAACCTTCTATCTATGGGGTACGAAACCCTTACAGATCAAGGGGATTCAATAGAAGTTGCCCCTGAGAAAACTCCAATTATCAGGTACCAGTCACACCCTCTTCGCCAGTGTGATAATTGCTATCTGTCATCACGTTGCCCTGCATTCAAAGAACATTCTGATTGTGGCTTTAAGATGCCCATAGAGATCAGAACCAAAGACCAACTTAACGCTGTGCTTCAGGCCATGATTGAGATGCAAGCAAGCCGTGTTCTTTTCTCAAGGTTTGCTGAGGAGCTTGAAGGTCAGGGCCTTGACCCGGCATTGTCATCAGAGATGGACAGGTTGTTTAGCCTTATCGACAAGTTCAAGAACATCAATGACAACCGTGAGATACTGCGCATGGAGGTAGAAGCACGAAGCGGCAGCGGTGTGCTTTCTCGTATCTTTGGTGCACGCGCTGGGGAAACCGCACGCCAACTACCTGGCGGTGGCTTGAATGCGTCCCGCACAGATCAGTTTATTTCTGACATCATTGACCTTGACGGCTGACGCTGTACACTCTATGATTGAGCTACTTAAAGTAACAAGTGAGCGTCCTGATGTGCCCGATGACGTGAAAAGGCTGCTGTTTACAGCGGCTGTAGAAGTACAACAACTCCGTAACAAAGTCCTTTATTACAGGGACACTATTTATAAGGATTCAAACATTGAAGTCAATTCGTGAGCACACCTTAGAAAAAGCTATTGAGATCGTAACTCAAGATCGTAATCTTGATTACTCGGCCCCTGAAAACAACTTTGCTGACATCTCAGTACTCTGGTCAACCTATTTAGACGTAGACGTTACCCCCTACGACGTGGCCATATTGAACATGCTCCAAAAGATTGCACGCATCAAAACTTCCCCACAGTTGATTGATCACTGGATTGATATCAGCGGGTATGCAGCTTGCGGAGCCGAGTGCGCAGTAAACGACAACCTGTTTGAATGAACTGGTTAGATCACGCTCTTTGCAAGGGGCTTCATGCTGACTTCTTCTTCCCCCCGTTAGAAGTAAAGTCACACAATGGCTACTACGCCGTAGGCAAGTACGTATGTGCTGCTTGCCCGGTATGGAATGAATGCAAAGAGTACTGTGATAAAGGTGATGAGTTCTGGGGGTTGTGGGGTGGGCTTTCCCCCCAAGATCGGAAACGTAAAGAGTTCTTGCAGCACGGCTCATTGGAGTCTGTTCGTTCTGGCTGCGGGTGTGCTACTTGTAAATCAAGCCCAGACAGCTATCCAAATAGCTGCAAGCTAGAGGACATACCTAAAGCCCATGAGCCATTTGATCTAATGGAAATTATATTTGTGATTACACACCAAGGAGATTCATGAGTCCCACAATTGATATTAACGACATTGGTGGCACCGCTGAGGTAGCTGCTATTCTGTCTTGCCCTAAGCAACAAATACATGCACTTCTAAAGCGCTCAGATTTCCCTCGCCCGATTACAAAGATTGCTGCTACTCCCATTTGGAATCTGGCACAGGTGCGAGCGTTCGGCGCTACTTGGGTGCGCCGTAAGTCGGCATGAGGGTAGGGTTCGCATCCGGTGACTGGGTATCACCTGATGTTGCTCACGATAACCAAGAGCACTGGGGTGGCTCTGGGTGGGCAAGGTTAGGCCAGTACAAGGACTTGCTACCATTTAAGGTTATCTCTGGTGTGCTCCTCTGGAACAAAACCCACTTTGAGATTGGCACTCATGATGGTGCTGCGCATGAGATAGACGTTGTTGTTATGCAGCGCCTTATGCATAAAGGCATAGCCGATAACATTCCAATTGCTCAGGCATCAGGTCAAAAGATCATCAATGACCTGGATGACTGGTATTGGGGGCTATCTACTTCCAATCAAGCGTTTAATCATAACCATCCACGCAACAGCCCAAACGAAAACACTAACCATTATCGTGGGATTATTGCAAGGTCAAACATAGTAACAGTCAGCACCCCGTACTTGGCAGATCGCATCAAAGAACTTGTCAAAGGTGAGATTGTGCTAAACGCGAACACGGTTGACATTGCCCGGTTTACTAGGCGCACCCATGTACAGGGTACACCAGTTGTGGGGTGGGTGGGGTCCACGAATCACCGCAGTGGTGACCTTGAAACCCTCAAGGGTGTTCTTGGCCCCATCTACAGGGGTGGAGCAGTCGCACTGCATCACAGTGGGTCTGCCCCCAACGCACCGTCTTTTGCTTCCAGCGTGGGTGTGCCTGAAGAAGCTGTAAGCACAATGCCAATGTCTTCTCATGAGTCATACCCTATGTTGATGGTTATGGACATTGGCATTGTGCCGTTGTCACACAAACCGTTCAACCGGGCCAAGTCAGCTATCAAAGGTTTGGAATACTCTGCTGCAGGCATCCCCTTTATTGCGCAGGATCTAGACGCTTACGTAGATCTGCGCAGTGCAGGCATTGGGCGCATTGCTAAGAAGCCAAAAGACTGGGTTAGGCACATTAAGGAGCTATCAGATTATGATACTCGTGTGCAAGAAGCTGAGCTAAACTACCTAAAGTTGGAAAGTTTTGACATCCGTCACGGAGTTGCTAGACTGGCAGACATCATCAACAACGTGTAAAGGTACGTCGTGACAGTAATTGACAACTCACTGATTCAGCTTCCCGCCCTAAACTACTGGGGTACCGGAGAATGGAGAAGCCGTGCAGCTTGCCGTAATTATCCAACTCCAAACGATTTCTTTCCTGATCGCCGTGCTGGGGAAGCCTTTGGCGTAGCACGCGCGCGTATGGTCTGTATTACATGCCCAGTGCGTCTTGACTGCCTACAGTTTGCTCTTGCCAACTGCATTGTTGATGGCACCTACGGTGGACTACCCCCTAAAGAGCGTCGTGGTTTGTCAGAACACACCGTGACCGAACGGAATGTGCAGATCACCATTCGTAAAGCTGCTTTCTATGCAAAGCGTGCAAACGGAGGAGATCATACCGAAGCACTAGCTAAAGTGCTCGGTAAGCCCAAGGCATGGGTCAAGGACACTCTGGCAAATGACCCCAATTACCTCATCTGACATACGTTGGATACGTAGTGCTCTGCTGCAAGCAGAACAAGCCCCACACGCACAATGGCGTGTGGGGTCAGTCCTTGTTAGGGGCGGCAGCGTGCTGAGTACCGGCTTCAACAGGTACAGGAATGACCCAGCGCAGGTTGAACTATCAGGTGTCTCATACCATGCTGAGGCCGTGGTACTCCGTCGAACTTCTGCTGCGAGGGGGGCAACGCTGTACGTTGCTCGCGTCCGTCGTAACGGTTCATTGGGTGCCTCCAAGCCCTGTGCACGCTGTCAAGCCGCTTTAGTAGCCGCTGGCGTACACACCGTGGTATGGACAACCCCCTACGGGCTACAAAAAGCCAGAGTCACACTGGCCAAATGTACGGTAGGTCATCTGGAACATTCCATCCCCATTTGAGGTAGAACTCGGGGTCTTTGCGTAGCAAGTTGCTACGGTGTGACACAATTACAGATGGGTCTACCAAGAACGCAGGGATTACTTTGTTTAGGGCTTCTATTACTTCTACGACGGTTTTAGGGTAGAGCGGGCGATCTAGTTCATTTCGTAGGTTGGCTACGTCGGGGTACATATCTTTAACTTTCCCAAACACGGTGTCTTTATACCCCCTGCTTATCCAGTGCTCACATTGGGCCATTGTGTACAGC